GCCTTCTCTCTAACAATGAGAGCTTGGCCGGTTGGTAGACGCTTGGCAAGCCGAACCTCTACTTCACTGATCCCGCATGGCAGTGAGGTAGCCTCACCCGTCGCTTCTAAACAAACCACCCAGCGTGAGCTAGCTACAGGCTCTCAGGCCAAGGTAGGGAAAGGAGGCTCGGGCGGCGAAATCCGCGCTACAACGAGCAGGAAAGATCCATTTTCGGGTACCGCTAAGGCGTAGACCGAATAGTCATTGCAATAGCAGTGGCGAAAGTGGAATGCTAACCACAAGTTTGTACGCGGGAAGACCCCTCCGAGACACTTCTTCCCCTCCTTGAATGCCAACGAGCGCAAATAGCTTGCTCTGCGGGAGTTTGAGAAGGAGCGACCTGATGTCATCCACGTCCGACAGGACAACCTAGGTTCCAGCGACTAGCTAGTACCGTAGCAGAGCACCATGAGCTCTCGCCGAGTTTCCAAAGAAGTTGGGGTTTCTTCAAGATAAGTCTTGAAGAATCAACGCCTTGACGACCGAGGTCGCCGTAAGGTCATTAGGGGTAATCGTACTTTCCAGAGGAAGGTATGTCCTTCTGATTCTTAGGTAAACAGAGCGGAGCAGAGTGGGGCAGACTCTCTGAGTCTGCCATGCCGAGCTACCATATCTTGCTTAGCTGCTGCAGGAATCAAGTCCCAAGAGGCGAAGAAAACGAAGGTCTACGCGGCCGCTCTCGACTGTCAGGGGGACCCTAATTCCTTAAAGGCGCTGAAAACACTCAGTGGATCGCACAGAAGTAAGTGGATACTTAACTCTGGCAGTCTGCTGGATGCTCAGCTTTCCTTTATAGGACGGGCGCTCCCCCCAGGCAACAGAGAGCAGAGGCGCAGTGCTATAGACTAGCACAGGACCGACTACTCTTCGACTTTCACGACTCGTACTCCTGAACTTCTTTCTGCGAGAGCGTTCGCATCGGGATGGGCACGTAAGAGAGTCCAACAGTTCAAGTAGTAGCTTACTACACCTGACTGGCCAACACAATCGGCAACTTATGAGTTGTCGGCTGCTAAAGGCGGACTATTACAGTACCTCATCGAGACGTGCAGCTTCTTGGATCTCCCGGAAACCGTATCTGATACAGGTCTGGGAGCCAAGGCTGCTTGGGAAGCTAAACTTGTCCAGTTCGGTTTAACCGAATTGGAGAAAGGATAACTTCCCCGTCACCGAGTGACGGCTCTCTCGGAAAGAGGCTTAAAGACTAGGGTTGTTTCTGTCGGTCCAGCTTACGTCCAAATTCTTGGCCACTGTGTGAGAAAGCGGCTATTCAAAGCATTGAAACGTGAGCCCGGCTGTTCAGCACCATTACGAGGGGTGTCTGATTAGATTTTGGCAGATCGTTTTACGGGTGGGCATGGAGACGTCCTAGTCTCCACTGACCTTACGCGTGCGACTGATCTACTTCCATTGGATCTCGTCAACTCTATAGTTGACGGTCTAGAAGATTCAGGCCGTTTCTCTGAACTCGAAATCAGGATACTTAGGCACCTTACAGGTCCCTAAGTACTTGAATATCGTGGACAGGAAACGATTGAATCATCTAGAGGTGTGCTTATGGGCACACCGATCGCCTGGGCCATTCTCTCAATCATTCACCTTTGGTGGATGGATGAGGTTCGCAATGTCGACCTGATGAAAGCTGCTCGAAACAAGCATGTCAGTCATATTTGTGGCGACGACGCTCTCCTATCTACCACAGATAGGGGCGCCGCTCGGTACAAACAGATTGTACGTGCTTGTGGGGGAGCAGAATCAGAGGGAAAACACTTCGAATCTCGTGCTGGCAGCAGTGGTGTCCTACGTGGAGTGTTCCTGGAGAAGCTCTTTGAGTTCGAACTAGGCGAGTTTTCTGGCGAGATAGAAAGCGGTCGAAGGATCGCTGCTATTCCCGTCAAATCACTCTGTTCCTAGAACTTACCCGCAGAGTTTAATCCAGAAAGCATTCCCTTGCGGTGTAATTCAAAGGGGATTACGTAGATCGCCGTTCTTGACGCACTTGCGTCACAGAACGACTGTTTACTGCACCCCCTGCGTAACTACATCGAACGTAGGGCACCATGGCTCCGTTCCTTTGCCGTCGAACGCCTCGGACTAGCTATGGGCTATCCCCTAAAGTACGGCGGTTATCGGTTCGCTAGACCTAGTGATAATGATCACCGTCTAGCAGCTCTTGTTAGGAATTCTGGCAAGTCATTCAACATTGCAAACACCAAGGAATTGGATTTGCAGTGGAGAATGGCCGCCGGATGGTCCTAAGAAGGCCGGTAACTCGCTGTTACTGAAGGAGAGCTCCTCGACATCGATTGGCAGAACGCCTCTGCCTTCAAACCTAGGCAAGTCTACACTAAGCTATAGCTTACACTGCTATAGTCTCAGGGCAAGATCCAGATCCCCGAGGGGTCTGGTCCTGCTTCGTGGAAATGCTTCGACGAGAAGGAACGCGAACTGGCAACGATAGTACCCACCTACACACAACTCCGTCTATTCTAGGAGAGTGGAAAACGTTGTTTCCATCTCACTTACAGACAAGTCCGTAAGTCGCTGGAGAAATCCAGAGCTAGAGGCGAGGAAGTTAAGTGTGAGGAGGGGGTCGAAGAGTTGCCCAAGCTTGACCGTCTCATTTTGTGGCGACTTCCAGAGGAAGGCGAACAAGAACGCGGACTAAGCTGGGTTGCGGATGCACATCAACCATGCCAGGTTGCCGTCGACGCTGTTGTGCGAAGTCGACAACCTTTCCAGCCACACCAGGGGCCTCACAATTAAGTCTTCGAGAGACTTGATTGAGGAGGGTGGTGTGGCCGAGCGCTCTTTTCCCAGCGACTAGAACGGCT